GAAAGTCTTACCGCCTTGGATATAGTATGCAAGATCGTTAAGTTTGTTTTCATAACCTACGTGTAGGTCTGTAGCTCTAGACTTATAATCTGAACCTGTGTACTTAGCTTTGGTTTCTACGTTGACATATGGTCCAGCAAAAGCAGAAGGAACTGCAAGAGTACTTACTGCGGCTACGCTAAGAAATGATTTAATCATTTTAAATACTTATTATTCTTTTGAATCTAGCATTAAACAAATAGATATAAGTACCTAATCAGACAGTTATTTAATCATCATCTTTTAAAGCTTGTATAACTAAAACAATTAAAAAAGCAGTTAGATATGTCCACGCAAAAGTATATGCAAACTCACTCATTGTCCTACAAGACTAGGAATAATATTTACATCTAACCCAAGAAATGGAGGTATTCTCCCAAGGATTCTGAATAAACCATCAACAAAAGCAGCTAAGCAAAAGAAGCCAAGAATGGCACTAATAAGTGTTGCAGTTTTATTATGCTTGTCCATTGCAATTTCAATAGACCTATCAATCATGTTTTTAACGTCTTCTTTATTCATTTTTTAATCTGTATTTATATTTATTGTATTAAAAGATTACCAAAAAAAAAGCCTCCCGTTAAGAGAGGCATATCAAATTGTATAAGATATTTAACCTACAGCTGGAGCTAGAAGAGCTACAGAAGTAGACTCAGCAGCTGCTAGGTCAAGTGGGAAGTTGTGAGCATTACGCTCATGCATTACTTCCATACCAAGGTTTGCACGGTTGAGTACATCACCCCAAGTAGGGACAACCTTTCCTGATGAATCAACAACAGACTGGTTAAAGTTAAAACCATTCAAGTTGAAGGCCATGGTGCATATACCCATTGAGGTAAGCCATACGCAGATAACAGGCCAAGAAGCAAGAAAGAAATGAAGACTACGAGAGTTGTTAAAGGAGGCGTATTGGAAGATAAGACGTCCGAAGTAGCCATGGGCTGCGACGATGTTGTACGTCTCTTCTTCTTGTCCGAATTTGTATCCATAGTTCTGTGAATCTAATCCTGTTGTTTCACGAATAAGTGAAGATGTAACAAGTGACCCATGCATAGCACTAAACAAAGCGCCGCCAAACATACCCGCCACACCTGCCATGTGGAATGGATGCATGAGGATATTATGTTCCGCCTGAAAGACAAACATAAAGTTGAACGTGCCTGAAATGCCGAGAGGCATACCGTCACTGAATGATCCTTGTCCGAAAGGATAGACCAAGAAGACAGCAAAAGCGGCTGAGACTGGTGCGGAGTAAGCAACACAGATCCAAGGGCGCATCCCTAGTCGATAACTAAGTTCCCATTGGCGTCCCATGTAAGCTGAGATACCGATAAGGAAGTGAAAGATAACGAGTTGATATGGTCCTCCGTTGTATAGCCATTCATCAAGACTTGCTGCTTCCCAGATTGGGTAGAAGTGGAGTCCGATAGCATTGGAACTTGGGACGACTGCTCCTGAAATGATGTTGTTTCCATACAGGAATGATCCTGCAACTGGTTCTCTGATTCCATCAATATCAACAGGAGGTGCTGCGATAAACGCAATAATAAAACAAGTGGTTGCTGCTAGTAAGCAAGGGATCATAAGTACTCCAAACCAACCGACATAAACACGGTTATTTGTAGACGTAACCCACTCACAAAACTCAGGCCAACCTGCCAGAGAACTTCGTTCCCTAGCTTCTATAGCGGTTGCCATAATTTACTAAGTATAAGTGCGGAATGTCAGCCTTTCCTCAAAAGGCTTAATATAAGTATACAGACTATTTACTCGGCAGGGTCTACACCACTTGCAAAAGCTCCCCAAGCTAATCCAATGGCTTCAATAGTGGAAGTTTCACCTGCTTGGTATGGAAGATGAACAACGTCTCCAGCATGATATGTAGCTGGATTTCCTTCTACTTGAATATCGCTATCACCAAATTTTCTTTTTTTACGTTGCTCACTTGAATAGATAAAATTCGAGTCAACAACATCACCAAATTTAGGATTAGTCATAAAGCAGGAGCACCTCCTTGAGATGGTGTATAAGCTTTTCCAGTCTTATCATACATAGTAAAATTCTGTAACAAAACAAAATTACTAGGTATATTAAATAGTTTTTGCATCATGGTTACCATCATTGGAGATTGACAGTTAAAAGGAGGTATATCCATATAAGACAAGCCAGTAGCTAATAATTTTTCAACAGCTTCATTTTGATCCTTTTCTGTCTTAGCAACTAACTTCTGCTCCCAATCAACCATGCTTCCTACACCTACAGGGAAATCAGAAGGTTCTGCAGGAAATAATCCCTCTTCAAATTTCATAGAGTAGATATGTTTACAATATCGAAACTCATCCAAAACTGGTTCCCAAAAGTCAGTTAAAGATGTAATTACATTATCTTTTGCTGTGTAGTCTTCGTATGAAGGTATACCATCTGATTTAGCTCCAGGTAGAGAAGGGTCTGACCCACTTCTTATATAGACAGAACCAAAGTCACTATATACACCTGGATTGTCTCTAGTTGATCCTGGAACGGTTTGAGTCGTAGGAGCAACAGAAGGAGGAACATTAAAGTCAGCAGAAGGTGAAATAATTTCCATCTTTCTATTAACTACTGCACTTGTCATTGCTTGGTTAGAAACTTTTTCACCAATCTTTAAAACTTCATATCTTCCAGGTTTTAAGGATGCAACTCTAGTTAAAGGAAATTTTTTACCTTTTGTTTGGCCTAAAGAAGATATGTAAGCATAATCCCTCCTTGTATAGTCCTGACAGCTGCAGTAATACCTCGTACCTGTCATAAAGTATCTACCAACATTTGGTGGCCTTGTAGCAGGAGTAACAAGGACTCTATCAGGTGTAGCTTCTACTGAGCCTCTTTTTCTAAGCTTAATTACTCCAGTATTTTGATTTACATCAGCTACAACAGCTTGTACAAATCCATATCGTTTTTGAGTATTAGGATCAATACTATCTCTAGTTATAGGAACACCTTCTGGAGCAATTATTCTATCTTCAATAACTTCTCCATTGGTAGGCTTGATGCCATCAGTACCTGCAATAGGTATAAAGAGTGGAGCAGGAAGAGTATTAGTAGAACTCCAAGTACCTGCTAATTGAACATACCAAAATTCTTTATCTTCTGTTACTGAAGCTATAGAAGCACGTACGTTACTAGCATCTAAAACATTATCAAAACGAAGACTTCCTGCAACACGTACACCTGCCCAATGACAACTTAATTCTTTATTTTTAGTAGGAAAGCCTCTAAAGACACCAGGTATTGCTGGTTGGTTACCTGATGCAGGTGAAGCACCAGCTGGTAAAGGAATTTTATAAGTAAATGGATAATCTATTGTGTTATGAGCTAAAGAAGCAGTAGCTATTTCAAAACCACGCCTCCAACGTGACCAAGATGATTCTCTATTGATTGTATAAATTGAATCAGGCTCACTTCCACCGAACTCAGATTTAATAGGTTCTATAGCAAACTTTTGTTTTTTTGGAGGTTTGCTAAACGCACTAAATGATCCAAAGGTTTTTGCCATGTCTATTTGGCTTAGAAGAATCCACCTTGTGCAATTATATGAGCACCTTTTGCATATCCAGCAGTATTAGGACCTTCTGCATAAACACCTACATAAATACGATCACCACGCTCTAGATAAATTCCTTTATTACGTAAAGGAGAAGCATTTCCTAATCCTGTTGTATTACCTGCACTAACTGTTGGTACTGCAACTTGTGGCATTAAATCTGAACAATCTATAGTTCCACTTTCAGCAGGAACAGTTTTAGCAAATAAAACTTTATAATCACCAGATGCAGGAATAGGAGTTGTAGTTCCACGAGTCTGATAAAAAACAAATGTTACCTCTGGTTGTTTGCCATGAACTAAACCAAGGTCTGTATAGCCAGTTGTTGTAGCTGTATTAGTAAAATCAAAAGCACTAATTAAACCTGTTACAGGAGTTGATCCAATAAATTTGTAATATTTATTACCTGCATTTTTAACAGCTGTAACTGCAGATTGCTGAGAATCTTTAGCATAAATAATTTGTCCACTAATAAAAGATGAAGCTGTTCCTGATGTTGTGGAATCTAATACGTAATCATTACCTCTATGTTTATCATCTCTTGTGATTTGTATTGAATCTACAATTCCACCATTATTATTATCATCAGAAGTAGCAGCATCCATATCTACTAATAAAGCTGGTGCTTGTCCACCTTGTACAAATAAAGTATTTGTAGATTCTTGTCCAACTGTTTGAGTAGTAACTCTTACTGTATCGGATAACGGACGGTCAACCAAAAGTGGTTGTTTATTAGTTGAGGTTGAAGACACTTTTAATTACATCACTTATTTACTTATTATATAACGTTGTTTTTATCCCATCTTCATAGCTTGTAAAAACCCAGTTGGTAACTCCATTAATTTAGTACCGATTAGTGCATTAGGATTCTTACTTAAGTTTAAAAATGTTTGGAAAGATTGTGATTGATCGGGAGATTTTTCAATAGGAAAATCCCACATTTGATTTACTCTATAATCAATCATTTCTTGTGGAGTACGTTGATAAGAATTAAATGTACTTCCATATACTTCTCCAGGTAGATAATCAGAATCTTGTCCTGCATACTGAGCATATTTAAAAGTTGGTCTTCTTTTCTTATATGCCATTAAAGATATTCTCCGTGAGTAAAGTTACGTCCTTGATCTTTTCTCCAACGCTGATTATTTAAATGAGTTTCCCATAATTGTTCAGGACTGAAAGCACCTGACTGTTGTGCTGGACTATTAGCAGTATCTGCTATCCATTTTGCTTTAGCTTGTTCTACTAAAGATTGTGCAGCATCTTCAGAAGGTACTGTTGATGGTACAGCAGATTCAACTACTACTGGTGCAGGATTAACTAAACCTGTATTAATAGTAAAACTAGGAGAAGTGAAGCTAGGAGGAGTTCTAGGACCTGGATCTCCTGTAACTCTATCTAATACTGGTGCTGGTGCTAATTGTGTAAATTCAGTAGTTTCTTGAGAAGCTTGTGGTCCTTGATAAAAACTTTGATTTAATGGATCAGCTTCATTTTGAGAAATTAAATTTCTTAGTTTTATTTTCTCTTGTAATTGATCCATAGTTAAATCACTTTCAGGAAGTTCACTAAGAGATTTTTCGGCTGCAGCTGTATTTTCATTTAAAAAATTTCTATAGTCTGCAAACTCATCTTTAGGTCCTGCTGGACGTTGATCTAATAAAGCAAGAGCTGTAGCTGCTGCACCTGCTTTTAATGTCACAGGATTAGTAAGCATTTGTGCTCCTTTTACAACCTCTCCAGGAGTTGCATAAATATGTGGTACTCCAGTTAATTGTTCTATCCCCTGTGCTGTTAAACCTCTTTTCGCAAGTCCCCAAGTTGGATTAAGAATGTTACGAGGGGTAAAATTAATGCCAGATTTGAATACACCTAAGTTTCTTACATCTCCTACCTTACCTTTTAAGAAATCTGCAGCTCCTTTAATATTTTTCTTAATACCATATCTCTGCATCTCACCACCTATATTGATAGGCTTATCTAAAAATTCTTTAACTCCCCCTAATCGAAATTTAGTTTTATCTAGAATATTTGGTCCTTTGATATTTAAATCAAGATCTAAGGGACTTAGACCTAATCGATTCTTAGCTTGGTTAATAAGATTATTGACTGTACTATTACCACCACTGGTTTTAAGAATATTATCTAAAGTTGATTTAGCTGTTTTAGGTATTTCAGGAGCTACTCTATTAATGAAACCTCTTGACTGATTTACATAGTTTTGTAGCCAATCAGGACCATATGCCATACCTCCAGAACTTAATAAACTTTGGATATATTTTTCAGGAACAGACATTATCTCCAACTCTCCGCTAAATACTGACGAGAACCGACAGCAGTGTCGGCAGGACCAGGTAAAGCTTGTATAAACTCAGCTCCTGATCTTTCATATCTATACCTAGCCTGTAAAGGATCTTTGTAGTTAGGTACGTAAAGAATCGCAGCTAAGCGATTCGTTTCATAAAGATATATCTCATCCCAAATCTTTAAAGCTTCTTTTGCGTTACTGGATTTAATTGTTCTATCAACGTCTCCAGCAATTGTTTCTAATCTTGTAGATGGAGTTGAGGCTACTTCGGTTTTCTTCTCTGCAGTATCACATCTACCTATTTGAAGAGCAATCTTGTCATAGAAATATGAATCAGGAATAGTATTCATTGCTTCTTCCAGCCGTGCATAATCACCTGCTGGTACTGAAACAGTGAAGTATCCTAAATGATACCTGACCCTGCTTTTATCAAAGTCGGATAACTGCACAACAAAAAAACCTGCGTATTTTAATTATACTCTGATTAAATTAGCAGCTAAAACAGAATCCCAATCAACCCTCTTTATCTGTTTTAATTGGTCCAAATTTGCAAATCTCTCACCCGATAAAGACATTTGTAAATCTTTAATTTCTCTTGCCGTCTTAATTCCTATTCCTTTTATATGATCTGCAATCATCTGAGGAGTAGCTCCATTGATATTTAATCTCATATCAGGAGGGAAATCACGGGGTTCTTCTTTAGCTGCTTTGTCTTTAACCTGTAAAGTTTTTACCTTTTTAGTAGCTTGTTTATCAGCTTCAAGTTCATGTTTGTAAGCGGTATATAATTTACCGTCTTGGTCTTCAACCATAAACCAGTCACCATTATCAAATTCACTGATGAGCTTGACACGGGCTCCTGTTTTTTTGTGCTGATAAAGCATAACTAGGACTAGAGAATATCTAATCCTAGCTTACCTTGTAATTAGCTAACTGTCCTAGCAGATAGGTACTGCTCGATGTCCTCGTATCCAGGAGCATCATCAGGCTGTAAGTAGCATGTTTCAACTACGATATAACCTTTTCTACCAGCATCAGCATCAGCATCAGAGATGTATAAACCATCAGCAGCACTGGAAGCGGAAGTAGCATTAGCAGTTGCTTTTACATACACTTTAAATGTAGTAGCAGCTTGGATTACCTTATAAGGAGTATTAGGGTTATCGGAACCACCTGCGTTCACACCACTTGCTGTTACGAGTGGATTGTAGCTGTAACCAGCAACACCACCAGCATAGTAAACAGAGTTAGCAGCACCACCAGCAGCAGGACCATCTACTGTAGATGTGATGTTTGCTTGTGCAGGACCTTCGCCAAGACCAGAAGCAGCAACTGGGTTACCACCATTGTCTCTACCGAAAGAAATTAAGTTTCCTGTATCTGTATAAACACCAGATGCAACTCTTCCATCACCCCAACCAGATGCTACAGAAACTGTAGAACGGTAGATGTAAGAAGACTGAGTAGCATTTCCAGAAACTACCATTCCAGTAATATCTGTACGAGTGTCGTCATTCCTATAAGGAGAAGGAACGATTACATCAGCACTAGTGAATGCAGAAGCTGCTTTTCCTGTAACTTCAACATAACCACGTTGTTGGAAATACTTCCAACCTGGTACAGCTAATACGGCAGTAGGACCACCTTTAGTTGCATCATTTGTGGAATCATCGTTGGTATCAATATTTTTGTACCAACCGTTAAGAGGCTCTGCCCAGTTCCCTGGATAGATTTTCTTAGAAGACAAATAGGCCATTTATTTCTCCAATTGTATTTTTACTAAATGTTATTTACTATACAGATCCGTCATCTTCAACGAAGCTGAATCCTGTAGTTACGAAATCTTTATTAAGGATCTCAAACCCAGCGTACAACTGCCAAATCAAAATTATAAATCTTGAAAAGTCATCATTATTATTAATAAGAACTTGTGCATTTGGTCCACCAATTCCAACACCAATTGCTTGTGGTCCGAAGAAATAACCTTGTGCAACTTCTTTAGAAGCATAAGAACTATTATCGAATGTAGCAGTTATATTTTTTGTTGGGAAGTTAGTAGATTCAAAGAACTTAACACCTTCAAACTGTACGCCTGTTGGCATTACAGGTTCGCCAGCTAGGAAATAAGCTTGTCCAGCTTGAGGTCCCTGATAGAAGCTAGCGTTGTTAGGAATCATGGGGTTGCCCATGTACATTCCTTGTCCAGGAGCACCGGAGTAACGTGCGATTTCTCTGAAGTCAGAGTCACGACGTAAGTGCATCATGAATGTTGGGTCGCATATGCAACGATATAAACCATCTGCATATGTAGGAACATTACGCTTACGTAAGTCCTTAACAACAGTTAAGAGGTCAGTTTTAACTGAGAACTGTTGAATCTGGTTGCCATACTCTGTAGTTGTATAAGCAATTCTTCCAGTTGAGTCTTTTGTCTTACCACCAGCAAAGTAGTAACCACCTTGACTAGTAGATGCAGCACCATTAGCTTCTGCTTTAGAAAGCTCGTCAATAAAGACACGGTCACGCCATCTTCTGTAGTCATCAAGCAAGGTAAGTGAACCTATGCTCTGATGGAACATATTAAGGTTCCCTGTGTCAAGTAGTAGACGTTGTGCTGTTACAAGAGTCTCTCTTGCAATCTTGAAAGTACTTGACTGAGTAGCATCACCAGGATCTGCAGGACCTGTGTATTCTTTAAGTACAACAAGTACCTTTTCCTTTGTGATGTTACGGCTGTTAGCAGTACCGATAGTCTGATCAGCTACACGCTCACGACTATCCTTTGTACCAGGGGTTCCCCAGAACTTATATCTATCCAACTGAACGGTTTGTCCAGGTTGGCGTGTAAAGTCATGTACCACTACTGGCTCACAAGCCATCTCCGCTATATAAGCTGGATGGGGTCTATAGAGCTCGGCTCCCAAAATTTTTGGGAAATCATTATCAATGAACACTTTGTTTTATCCTCCAGGGGCGCAAAGAAAATATCGGATGAAAGAATGAGACAATTTAGTCTTATCTACATAAAATTTTAACAGCGTCTAATTTTCCTTAAATATTATTAAGAATATTGAGCTGTCGAGGCTTTATAACGAGCCCCAGGCGAATTACTAGAACCATAAGATTCTGGATCAATTCCCGTAAAGCCAGGTACACCTAAAGCACCTGGAATAGCACCAGCGGCTACACCGCCAAGACCTGCTGTTAATGCACTAGCAGGAACTAAACCTGCTGCAGCTGCATATTTTGTCCCACTTAAGAAGTTAGGGTTTGTACCCATAGTGGCTGCTTGAGTTAACATCTCTGCTAAATCTTCTGCCCTATTAGCTCTAAAACTCCTATCTCCTCGAAGAACTGATTTTTTTGAAGGTCCTCTACCACTTTTTGCATAGTGATAAGGATCTCTCGGTTCAGCTACGGTATAACCACTTGCATCTCTAGTAATGCCTTTTTTAGCATTAAGATTATCAGCGTAAGTAGTAAGCCTATCTACTGCTCCTTGTGCTTTTGGACCTGCAAATAAACCTGCAAATCTACCAGCAAGTTCTGGAGCAGCAGCACGAGCACCTTTTAAACCAGCGTACGCACCTAAGCCACCAGCAATACCAGCTAGACCTGTTGAGCCTAAATCCTCATCTTGAGAAGCAGCATAACCTGCAGTGCCGATACCGACAGATGTAGGTATGCCGTATTTAATAGCTCCTCTCATAGGTCTACTCCATTACAAACAATTTATTAGCAACTGTTTGTGGCTGAGCTTGGTTCAACATTCTCCATGCATTTCCTGGGTCACGAGACATTTGCTCGTTGAATGTACCCCAGAAATTCTCAGGCTGTTGTGGTGGAGCAGCTTGAGGAGGTGCAGGGAAGTTCTGACCAGCTGTAGCTAAAGCGTTAGGAGTTTGAGGCTGCCCTTCAACTGCAGGCTGTTGGCCTACTGGAGCTGTTGGATATCCTTTAGTTTCTAACTGTTGCTCATTTTCATAAACAGGGTATGGACCTTCTGGACCAAAGAACTTCAATGTATAGTCACTAAGCACATCTGGGTTAGTAAGTATCTCGTTATAAGCAAGATTCTCTTGATGCTCTTGTACAGAAAAATCAGCGTATCCTTTAATTACTTCTTGTGCTCTATTTCCCCACGTTACGGCGTTGTCCAGCATTCCTTCTAGATTTACCGCGTACTGGTTTAGTACCGCTGGTGCCTCTATCCCGAACGCGTCCATCACCTGACGGCTTTCGTTGCTCATTCCTACCTGGTTCTGGACTGCGTCCAGCTGAGCCGAGGAGAGATTCGAAGAGGTTTGGGAAGAGCTGTCCGAGTATGTCTGGCTGGCTGGCGAGATCTGCGGAGCCGATTGTGGCATAGTTGGGGCGCTCACCTGACCGTAGTTGGCCTGGGTATACTGAGGAGCCGCCGTCTGAGATTGTTGACCCTGGAACGGGGATTGGACTGGAGTGCTCAGTAGTCCTACCACCTTGTTGAACGCCGATTCCCATGGACCGTCCTGCTGAGGAGCCGCCGGTTGGGATTGGGGGGCGTACTGAGTAGGGGCGGATTGGAAGCTGGGGGTTCCCTGTGGTACTGCTTGTGGGAAGCTGGTACCCACTTGATATTGACCCGGTGTCTGTGGAGCCGCCTGTGGAGCTGCTGCTGGAGCTGCCGCCACGTAACTGCTCGGAGCCACTGTCGCTGTTGGTGCTTGGCTCGTCTGTTGGGTCGATTGGTCTGTAGCGACCTGCATAACTCATCTCCTTTTGTAACGCCTCGAGTGTTCGATACAGATATGGTGTCAGATCTAGGCGTGGATCTGCTGCCATAGGTAAGTCGGGTGACTGAGGATGAGGAGTCTGCATCATTCCCCCCACGAGTCTTGCAAATTGAGAGTATGCACCCTGCAATTCATTAACCATTCTGAATGGGAAGCCCGATAACATGGCAGCCCTTTCTTCATCCGTTTTCGACGGAAAGAGATACTTCAGTGCTTCTATGCTATCTACCCCTAATTCTTGTAGGTTTCTTACAACAATTGAGTTATTCAAAGTATCCTGAGTTGAGTCTTCATATACTGGTCCGAGCCATCTCCACTGAATTGTTACATCTCCGTCTGGTATTAGACCTGTAACACCTGGTGGAATTTGCTGAGATTGCAGACATGCCATCATTAGTTGCTTAACTTGCTCTTCGTAATATCCCATTGCTTCTGTATAAAGCTTTGTCTCTTCAGGGGATGGATTAGCAGGAAGATCAATTGGTTTTTCTAAACCTACTGCTCGTGCAAGACTCTCTTTAAATAGATTTTCTTCTTGGAAAATTATTAGTTCTAAACAACGACAAAGACCATATGTGTAAAGTGAAGTAGCTTTCTTCTTAGAAGTAGCAGCAACTCGGCCAAATAATGACTTATATTCAGTAGCAGTTACACCTGCAGATATAGATAGTTCATCTACTCCACCAAGCGCAGTTCTTATTTCTTCTCTGTATTGACGAGAAAAAGAGTTCTGATCTCCAGTAATAGCATCAGGAACTATATAACCAACACGATCATTTGGTTCTAAGTTTGCAATAACTCTAGGTACTCTTATCTGTCCATCAATACCACGGGATAATGGATCAGCTTTATATCGAGAACCACTTAAAGGACCTAATCCTGTAAATCCTGAATTAGATGCAATAGAAGGACGTTGTACTTGGGCTTCTCCAGATTCCATTAAATCTGTCTTAGGACGAGAAGATAATAATGTTGGATTACCAAAGAAGGTTACGTTCTTCCTCATGGTGCGGATCATTTCATCATGAGTACATATATGGTTAGCTAGTGCATCAAACTCACCTGATCCTTCGGCAGAAAACCCTTTTGCGTTATTGAATATCTCAACACAAGGTATAAAACCTAATGTATTAGTAAACGTCTTAGTTTTACCAGGTACACTATGATGCTGATTTTCAAAAGAAATTTCACCTTCTGAATGAGTTTCTTCAATTGTTTTACGCTTAATAGAAAGTCTTATATATTTCTTAGTTCCTTGTTGAACACCATTTGTTGAACCTGTTAAATTCTGAGTAGCAATATCCTGTTGATAACCTAAACCTTGACGAACTTTATAGCTATAGATAATTACAACTTCATCCAGCTGGCCATCAAGATTGTAATAGCTACGATATTCGTGCTTACGAAAATAATATAGTCTGTAATTTGTAGAGGTTGGTCGAATGTAAAAAATGCCTTGTCCATCACAAAGAAAGTAATCCCATATGGAATCAAGTCTAGTATCTAATTGATTATATTTAATTACTCTGTCTATAAAATCTTTACGTTGATTACCAAAATTATCTTGAGCAGGAAAAAATTCAACACCTTGTCTAATACCGAATAGCTTCATCTGGGCTAAATGAGAAGCTACAATTCCTGTATCGATTCCACCTCCACCATCTCTTTCAAGATAAGAATCGATAATTTCCTTTAAACGTGATTTAGCGTCACTAGCCATTATTCTTTGCTACGTTTATCTTTATACATCTTAGCAGCTTTTGTTGCTTGAGTATATTTGGAGTTGCTTTCTGCCATTTACTTTTTGCTTTTGTTTTTTTTATGTAAGAAGAGCCAATTTTTAAAAAATAATATTTCTTCTTGAGTAAATAATTTTGGATTTTTAACTGCTTTTTTTACAAGCTTTTTTAATTTCATCCGTAATAAGGTAAAGGAACTGCAAAAGATCCTCCTTTATAAGTACCTATAGGAGCTCCAACTGCTCCTCCTGTATAGGGACCTGTACTTATTTGAGGAATTTCTTGTTTAAATCCAGGTGTCATAAACTGTCCTGCTACTTGAGGAATTCCTTGTTTGCCTAAATAACCGTTATTATACATTCCGTTACCAGGGTCAGATCCTGCGCTAGATATAGGCATCCCAGTTAAATAATCTACTATTTTTCTAGGATCATTACCTATACCTGGAAAAGAATTTAATTCAGGAGCAGGAACAGTTTTATAACCAACTCCAATACTTTTTAAAGGACCAGTTATTTTATTAGCTCCCAATTGACTTTGAAGTACTCCATTTATAGCATCTATTTCTTCATCTGTTGGTGCTGTACCTGGTATAGGATTCATACCTGGATCTCTTAACTCATTATGCTGTCTTGGATCATGATGTTGATCTGTCCAGTATCTAGGAATACCATCAATAATTTCTATTGGTTCATGGATACGATGTGCTAAAGCATTTGCCATTGACCCGTTACCTGGTCCAAGAATATCATTTGATGCTCCGCCTGAATATCTCATAGTTTTTATTAGTATTGTTTATATTCTACTCTTCGTTTATTTCATAAGTAAAAGGTTCATTTATTCGATTAATAGTTAAACCTAAACCTTTCATATTCCATTCAATTATATCTCCTTCTTTCCAACCTAAATCATCTTGGACTTCATCTGGTAAGTGTACAAATAGGTCGCCATTATTAGCTTGTTGCAACGCTATTGAATACTCTGTCATTTTTCTATTAGCTTTTCCATTAGCTTATCAAGCTTATTATGAATTGCTCTAAAGTGATCATTCATATCTTGCAATTCCCGAACAAAATCTACTTTTAAGACATACTCTAAAGGCATTCTATTTACATGTTCTTCCAGTGCATTTATACGCATACGTTGATTTTCTAGGTTTTGAATAGAGTCTTTCAGTCGTTCTTTATGACGTTCTAAAACTTTACTTGCAATCCAACCTCCTCCTGTTACAGAAGAGATAACAGCTGTTAACGCAAGTGTCAGAAAATCTGGTCCCACTGTTTTATCCTTTTTCTATATTCTAAATCACTTAGGCATCGCAATATTCCTAAGTACCCCAGGTAAACCTCTTACACGGGTAATTGGTATCTCCTCTCTACCTCCTATTTCCGTAAGCCAAGGTGCTATTGAATTCACGATAGGACTTACGATATTGTTGGTTAGCAAAACTTTTCTAAAAGGTACATTTTGTAAAGGAGCATCAACAGTTCTTCTAGGTTCTATATTATGTTTGCTTGGATCATATCCATATTGTCTAAGACTCGCTTCTAAATCTGTATCTCCCCCACGTATTTTCCTAGCTAACGGGTCCATAACTCCGTGTTCAAACATATCCATACCATGATCAGCCATTTCATTTAAAAGATATCCTGGAATAACACTTGCTGCTCCTGTTGCTAATGGAGCTGCTACATATGAACCTCTCATTAATAATTGGTTCTTAAGACTCCAAGGAGTACCAGCAACTTTTGCAATCTTTCTACCAAACTGATCAGCCCTATATTCTGTTCCTAGTGTATTTCTCCATTCAGGACTAAGTATTTCACCTGCAGCTCCTTCAAGCATTTGCATAGGTAAACTTTGATTCGGGTTAAGTGCTCCTATAGCAGAAACTAAAATTTGAGTAGGACTTCCGCCTTTAAATTTTTTATTGAGTTCTCCTGAACCTCTTGCATCTAAACTCTTTTTTCCACTAGGTGTTGAGTAATCTAATGCATGTCCTAATTCATGTGCAGTAGTAGTTGCTCCATAAAGATAGTCTGCTGGAATAGATGGTTGATTTGGATTAAAAGGAGAACGTAACAAACTTAAATTAGATTCAGTTGTTCCTATTGGACCAGAAATAACTAAACCTTTTTTATTTCCTTGATATAAAGGATTTGACTCTTGTACAAAAGCAGAAAGTAAATAAGGATACTTTTTCTTTATAAGATTTAAATCTTCTTGAAAAACTTGCTCAGCAGTTCCTCCTAAACCGGAGACAAGACCACTCTTATCTGCTTTAAGTTTTTGGTAATAATCTAAAGGGGATTCTGGGAACTTCCTAGATAAATTAGCTACATCTCCTTCTCCATAAAGAGCTTCTGGATTATTAATATCTACAGGATTACCACCTAATTTTTTATAAGCATCTGCAACACGAACTGCTTGTTGTGTAGTAATTGGAACATCTGTATCTGCTAAGAAGTTATGAAAGGGTTGTAACTTTTCTGCTCCCTGTATTTGAAGTCTTCTTCCATATTTTGTAAGTCCTTCACTTATAGGCTCAAATAAACCCTCTAACTTTTTGTAATAACCTTTATCTTCCCATTTCCCTTTTAAACTGGGAAACATATTTTTAAGATCTTTTTTATCCATAACTAATTAGAACATTCTCATTTGATTAAAAGGATGTCCTTGCATTTTTTGCTCAACGGAACGCAAATCTAAAGGAAAGTTAAACTTAATTAGTTTTCCAGAACCACCAGGATCTCTTATAAATGTTGAATGTGGATTAGCAGTATTAGCACGAGCAAGTTTAATGGGAGGAGCTAAAGGATCTGTACCTTTAGGATTCATATAATCGTCATATTCTTTTTGATACTTCTCTTGTAACTTGTCATAATCTTCCTTTGGAACATCACCTCTAGCAATAGCTTCATCTAATGTTCCAGCGGCAAGAGGTTGAGGAGAAATTAAATCACCTACAATCAATCCAGGTAGTCCTCCAGCAAGTCGTCCCACTGGACTCAAGTTGGCTAATGCTCGTAGTGGTCTTTTAATTATTTCTCTACCTAATGGAGTTGGTCCTGACATAAAACCACCTTCACCTGCAGGAACCCCTGGACGAAATCCACGAGTTAAATCCCATCCTCCTTTAGATCCACCTTTACCAAACTTTCCTCTTTGCAACCAATCATCAGAAACTAATTCACCTAAACTAGCTTTAGCTTCATTAGGAATTCTTGTATTTAACCCACGGTTAAACCACTCCATGGCTTTGCCAGCTATATCCATTAATCACTTACAATTTCTATATTAAAAGTCTAACTGAAGGTTACCTTTCCTCATTAACCCTGTAACTAACCACACTAAAGCGTCTACACAATCATCATGACTACTAACACCAAAGTTAGTTAATTCTTCAAACATATTCGTAAAGTTTCTATAGCGGTTGAAGATAATTTTTCTATCTTCAAACATACCCATAATTCCTCTAAATCTAGCTAACTTATCTGCTCTAAATCCTTTAACAGGATGCCAAACTAAATTATATAAATTCTCTCCTTGTAAACAAACTCGTTTAAAGTCAGCTTCTAATGAAGCCTGGTATTGAACTGCTTCTGACCAAATATCACATGTTGAATAAGTAGGGTAGTAGATACCGTTTTGATCTTGTCCTATAACAGACCAATCATTTAATAACTCTTTTAAAGCATCTAATTTTTCTAAATTACCCATTACTCGTATACGTCTGTAATCAATTATGTGTATACGGTCTTCAATTCTCCCTCCAAGAACCATAACTGTGTAGTCATTCTTTTCTCTAACACCTGCAGATAAGTCAACTCCTATTCCTAACGTATCAAATTCTGTTGTTATTTCGGCTTTAACAATTAACTCTGGTGCTAGTGATAGTTCATTTTGACGAATAACTTTATTCATATACTGGAATGAAAAAGCAATAGGAGCTTGTCGTTTCTTTTCTTTTAAATACTCCAGTGACCACATATCAGGCCAATAGGATTTTTCTTCACCTGTTTCTTTATCATTATTAATTGCAGATAAGACTATTTGAGTCCAATTATTCTGATCGTTAAAAGTAGTTGAATGGATATCATCATGTCTGAACCTAGTTCCTAAACATATAGCTCTAGCTCCTTCAAACATAGTTGGTGCAATAACAGCATTCCAATTGTCTTGCATCTGTTTTCTAATATCTGGGTTAGCTATATCAGCAGCAGATTTAATAGCGTCATCAATCATCACAAGATGAGAACGCTTAGATGTAACAGAACCTTTTAATCCAGCAGCACATAAAGTAAATTGTTCTTCACCAGTAGTATCTATTCCTGCAAACTTATGATCAATAGACCAGTACTCATTACTTGTAACATTCTTTAAAAGACGTACATGAGGAAAGACTTCTTGATATCTTTTACTTTCAATAATTCTTTTAATAGTTGCAGACTTAGATCGAGCAATATCAACAGTGTAAGAAAGATAGAGAATCTGTAATGGTAACTTAGCTTCTGTATGTATCCCAATAGCCCAAGCAGTAAGTAAACCTAAAACTGTAGACTTAGCAGAACCACGAGGTGCTAAGAGATCTACATTTGGTCCAGCAATCTTAATTAAACAGCTACTATCTTCTCCAGTTATAAAATGTCTATGCCATTCTTTATGATGCTCAGCAGGAGGTTTATCAGCTACATACTCACAAAAATAAGCAAAATTATCTCTTGCTTTTTCCAGTAACTCTAAATTTTTAGGTTTCTTGATTTGTTGCTTACGAGCAGCAGCCTTAGCATTACGTCTATATGCAAGATGGGTATAAGAAGGCACTAACTGTATTCAACGTACTATTAAATACTAACTTATTTCTTTTCTTTTGACTTTTGCTCTTTATACTTACGTGCTTTATCTAGAGCTTCTTTACGCTTCTCTTTATCTGATAATTTAGTACCATCATCTTTCTCTTTATTTTTATTCTTAAAATACTCAACTAATTGAGGAGGCATTTTACCTTTAGCCATATCCCTATTTAAATTCTGAATAAATATATTTTAGCGTAGCTACTTTTCTATTATTAGTTACTTTCTTCCTCTAAGTTCTTTTAGCTTACTTAAGAAATTTTTGAATCTAGAAGAATCAACGCCTTTTGGAAGTTTAGATTCTGAGTAACCTACTTTAGGTGTATTAGACGTATCAGAAGAGGGGCCTCGACCTCGTTGCCAAGCAGATCCTTCTGGTGGTCTAAAACCTCCGTTTGAAGCAGTCCACGTTTCTCCTGTTTCAGGGTTATACCAATCCACCAAAGCCATGGTAGATATTCCTCCAGAATGAGTAAAGCCATGGGGATTTACCAGCTTTGCCATCTGCTCTGGAGTTAAGTTCTTATAATCTATCTCAGGTTTTTTCCCTTCAACTGGTGGTTTATTTGGAAAACGCCCTTCTTTAGGTGGCCATCTACGAACTGGTTTGTCTCTAGGTGGTCTACCTCCTCTTAACCAATCTGGTTTTCTAGGTCCCTCTCTCTCTGGAAGGTCTATACGTCCAAAACCAGGACGACGATCAGGACGACGATCAGGACGACGATCAGGACGACGATTAGATCTTCTTTCAGCCTCTCGTCTATCTCGTTCTCTTCTTCTGTCCATTTCCATTTCCTTTCTTTGTCTATATTTATCACGTTCTACTCTTCCTGACTCCATAGCAACTCTCCAAGAATTAGGTCCTGAACCACCTCCTCTAAATATGGGTGGGGTATCTCGATCTACTCTTTCTCTACTACCTCCCTTGTAGATACCTCGATCTTTTGCTATCTCTGAAGCACCTTTAAATATTGTAGATATAGTAGATCCACCATCACCAAAAGGTTTAGGACCTGGTTGTTGATTTCCTTGATCAGGAAAACCAGGAAGTCCTACTTCTTTATTTCCTTTAAATGTAGCTTTAGAGCCGCCCATTATTTAAATCCTCTATATAATAATTTAAAAGACTTTCTAGTATTTTAGAATAACTATTCTTCTAATTGCATTCTTGCCCAGACACTCATAGTTGCTTCTTCTAAAGGTATTTCAATTGGATCATCTTTAAAAATAAACATCAACTCACGTATCGCTCTATCAGCTCCAGCCATTAGTAAACCTTTTCTATCCTTAGTGCTAGTGAACTGTTCTATCTGTGCAATTGTTCCACGTAATTCTTTTTGCATTTGAGCAATACGAGCAACTCCTGCGTCACGCTTAACTAATCCTGTTTCTACATCTTCTCTTAACTTACGTATATCTTCTTGCATCTCATCTATTTCAAATAGAAGTTTCTTTCGATGATCAGGTTTTGTATAAATATCTTTTAACCAAGCATCACATGCAACAATACTTCCCTCATAACCAAGGAAACGTGAATATAAATAAATTTCTATTATTGAATAATTTTCTGAAGCAAATGAACAAAATGACTCCTGTGTAGAGGAGTCTAAATTATCTACCCAAGTATTAAATACATCAATATTTATACGCTGATTGGGACTGTTTACGATCTCTTTCTTCTTCCCTTTCACGGAACTCTTGTTTCTGGCGATCAGAGGTTCTTTGCTCTGTAGCTCCTTTACCAATGGTTTCTCGTTCTTGGGCACCTGCATCCTCCAATTTCTTCTTAGAAAAATCGTAGGCAACTCCAGCGGCTTGACGATATTTGTCTATATCAAACCAGTCGTCATCACCATAAGTTTCTTCTACAGCCATGATAGTAACCTACGTTAAGAAAAACTAGAAGTTGCCCATCATTGAAGCAAGACCCTGTGAGAAGATGTCACGACGACCTTCTACAGACTTCTGACGTTGCTGACGCTTTTTAGATGCTTCAAGACGATTTAATAATTTTTCAAATCTATTAATATCAAAATCTGAAGAAGTGTCTGTAGTTCCTTGTTCTACATCAGTATTGTATGCTTCAGTCATTTACTTTTAAAAATCATATTATAATAATTATAACAATAGGAATATTTAAATTACTAACTCCAGAATCCACTTAGTGCTCCTGTAATAATATTTGTATCGGATTGGATACGAGCAATATCTTTCTGACCTTCAGTTTTAATCTTTGCAGTTTCTTTATCAATATCTCCTTGGAGAGAAGTTAAACCAGCACTGTATAGATATTTTCTAGTATCTCTGATGTTTTGTGTACCTTCTTCAAGTTCTTTAACTGTTCTTGCTTCTGAGAAGTAATCTGTAAAGTCAGGAGTAGTAATACCAGATTTAGTTTTTAAATCTTCGCTTACTGTTGGTAATAAAGAAGCATCAAAAGTATACTTACGTTTACCTGTTTTATTACCATCATCATCAACAGTTTGCTTACCAAACATCGTGTCGTAATAGTTATCTAAGTAGCTTTGATTAAACTTCTTGGTATATTCAGAACCTGATTTAATAGAATCACGAAGACCGGATATACCAGCACCACCATAAGCACGGTCTTGTAGTCTTTGTAAACCTGTGCTTATTTCATCTTCAGTTGCTGCTCTACCTAACAGATCTTCATATGCAGTTTCAATACCTGTAGTTCTTTGCCTACCTAAGATACCTGTATCACCATCACCAGTTCCTCCGTAAGCTTCCCATAGGTTTTTTACATATTGTTGTGGATCTGACCATTCATCCCAATCAGTATCCCACTCATATTCAGGAGGAGTATAAGGAGGTTGGAATGTAGTATCTGGATCTTCCTGTGTTGTTACAGTTGTACTTGCAGGTTCATAATCAGGAGATCCTGGTTGTCCTATAGCTTCAGTAGTAGTTGTAGTAGTTGATGTAACTGTAGGCACATCATCAGGATCAGCTGGATCTGGATAATCAGTTATATCTGTTTGACCTGGAGTCATTAAATTGTAACGACTAATATAATTTTCTAGTTGACTTGCAGCGTCTTGATAACCAATGACACCTGAAGTCATTTGATTCTGCAAAGTATCATAGTAAGACTGTAAACCTCTACCACCAGCCGCTTGACGACCTTCTGTCCTAGCTCTGTCGTAGGAAGTTTGCTTCTCAGCACGATCTGCTAATCGATTTTCACGTTCAGTTTGGTACTGCAGATACTTCTCAAACGATTTATCTGGGGGTAATGGCTTAGGAGCCTCAATAACAGTTTTAGAACCACCCATTATCCAAATCCTCCGGAGATTGGTCCAAACATACCAGCCATTGCAGCTTGGTTTCTTGCTACTTCTTTTCTTATCTCATGCTCTCGTTCTCTACTCTTAGATGCCCTGTAATTAGGATCAGTAAGCAATGCAATCTTTTGTTTAGAGTCCCTAAAGTTAGCATCTCTATCTAAATCTCTACCTACTGTTTTATCCCACATCTTAGCTGCTTTCTGTCTTTGAAAATCTAAGTCTGCACCCCAACCAAATGTAGCATTTCTTGCTGCAGTACTTTGTCCTATATTTCCTTTTCCTACATCTTTATGGGCACCAGCAGCTATATTCGCTTGATGCATACCGGCTTGGGCTGTTGTATTGGCCGCATTTTGCATAGCACGGCCTTGCATTATCCCTCCTAAGAGGTTTAAACCTGCACTTGCAAACATCCATGGTCCCATTCCTTGCATTCCTCCGTATGATGATGGATTTGGTGTGCTTCCACCTGCTCCACCGCTAAAGCCTCCGGCATCTGTTCCCCAGTCATAAATGAAAGCATCTCGCTTAGCATCCTCATAAGAAGGCATGCCCCATCCTGGCCAGTTAGGATCTGATGGATCTCCAGGGTATCCGTTCATCTTATTTTACCCGAAGTACTTTCTGTTAGGAACAGATCCGGGGTCAATGGTTTTGACATTATCCATTAGAGCTATACTCCTTATGAAGTCTTGTGTTCTCTTGGCTTGTTCTTGTGCTGCTTGTAGTTGTATAGCACCTGGCATTCTAGCTATATCCGCTATCTGTCCTGGTATCTGCATCATCATCTTTGTCTTTGCTCCTTCTCTTGAATATTTCAAAGCATCTTCAAATCTTTTGGATTCAGCATTTATATCATCTTGATTCATCTCTCTCATAACGCCCATTACGTCTTTTAGATAGGCATTAGGATCTTTACTAAGATCTCTTTCAGTTTTACTGGTATTTAAAAATGTAGAATATCTATCAAAAATTGTATTCTTACCAGCTTGATCAAGTATCTGATAATCCGCAGGAGTCATACCTTCTCGAAGTAAAAACCCCTCCCATAGATCTTGATCTTGTACTCCAGCTAAATTTCCTGCTTCTCCTGGTAATGGCATGGTTATAAACTCGAGGGATCTAAGATTGCTTTATAGCGAGGATCATACTGAATTTGAGCTCTTCTAGTAGCTCCTCTTTCGCTCATAGCTCTATCATACAAGCTCATCATCCCAGTCATCTGAGTGATTTGTTGAGCTAGTTGTCCTTGAGTATTTAACAGTGCTTGCTTAGCTACTAATTCTCTTTGTAAATTTTTCTCGTAAAAAGGATCTGCTGTTTCTAAGGCTGTTTGTTGTGCTTTCTTAGCAATCTCTATGTCAACAGCGGCTTGTTTTTTCTGTTGATATCTCTTACCTATGTAGGGTATATCAGCAAAGATTCCACCAAGACCTCCAGAGCTAGCACCATAAGGTATAGCACCGGCAGCTAATCCAGTTACTCCTGTTGGACCACCTCTGCCTTGTCCAGGATTTAAAGCCTGTCTTTTAACACTTTGTGCAACACCTACAGCAGTAGCCGGAGCAAGTAATCTTAATGCTCCACCAGCCATTTTTACATAAGGATTTGGACTAGCCATCATCCCTGAAGTGAGTCCTGTTGTTAATCTATTTGCTCCTATTGCAAGGCCAAAATCTATAGGTGCAGTAAGAACAGCACCAAGAGGATCTCCAGCTAATGCTTGATCTACTAATCCTAATGTTGCAGCAGACTTACCAAATCTTCCTCGTCTAGCTACGCCAGTAGGTGTATACCACATATTACCTTTAAAACCAGCTCCACCTACATCTGCTGGATCAGTAGAAACATATTTTCTAAAACCAAAGTCAGGAAGCTGCGGACCAGGGCTTTTATCACCGATCATCTCGGTAGCCATTGGACTTACTTTTAGCCATTCCCTCCAACTTGTAAAAGGTTTGTCTGCCATTATTTAATACAAGTTCTCTTAATATATTTAATTTTATCAGGGGTTATACTACTCATACGGACTCATTGGTAATTGTGTGTTTTTTTGAGTTGCTGCTAACGCACGATTGAACAGATTTCCAGCCAAGGCTCCACCAGTACTTCCTGCTAGACCACCCCCAATTGCTCTAAGGATGGGTGCTTTACCCATAGTTCGTGTTTTGACGGGCTTGCCGCCGAGCCCTGGTAATGTTCCCTGTACTGTTGTTGTGACCGAAGGAGCACGTTTTATCGCTTCACGGGCACCTAATACACCTCCTGCTAATCCCGTTACCGATGGCACACTAACTGGGTAACCTAAAAACCTGGCTTCTGGATTTCCCTGCAGGTTTTCACCTGTGAACTTTACAAGTCCACCTGTTACCTTACCTACTGGATCTGGGTTGTTATACAAGAAATTAAGATACTGTCCATAACGCTGCTTAGTTAGCGTAGGTATCTCTTCTTGTGCTGAAGAATACTTAAGTGGTCTACCTGTTCTACCTTGGAAGAATCTTTGAAAAACTTCTGTTGCTGGGTTAGCAGTTTCGGTAGGATCATCTGATCTTGGTGTGTTCTGTTTAAATCCCTTTGGCCTACCTAGTTGAGCAAGGTTAGTAGGATTATAAGCACCTGTTGCAGCAACAGCTGGTTGAACAGCTGCTAAACCAATCCAACTTGCTTGATACTTATCTAATTTACCTGTTGGATCAACTGTTCCTCGTAATAACTCATCAGCTATAGCTAAAGGATGATTCATTCGCCAATAATATTTTCTTGTCTCATCAGAAGTGATATCTCCAGCAAATCTGGCTGCATATGCACCTGTTGCAGCTAAAGGAGTCTTTTTAAAATCTATACCTTGAGCTTTTAATTGCTGTCTAAACTCAGGATCATAAAATACATTTCTTCCATAATCTGGTCTATCTACTGCAAGCTGAGCCATAGTCCGGCCACCTGCTTCTAAACCACCTAAAAATCCTGTAGGACGTCTAACATCTTTCTTAACATTTTGAATATCTTCTCCTAACAATCTCTTCAAAAAGAAGTCACTTTTTTCTTGTTTTCCAACTGCTTGAGGTCTTTGACCTGCTAATTTAGTTTTAGTCATCCGTATTGACCCTCTTGCTGAAGCCTACGTAAGACCTCTGGCGGAAGATCTACACCTGGGTAATAGTATTGACTTGTTAGTTGTGTAGGAACTGAACGATCTTTATATAAAGCACCTCGAGTTATTAAATCTACTAACGGATAAGAAGCTACTGATGCACCTATATTCACCGCTGTCTCTAAACCTGAAGTTAAAGGCATATTTTCCTTAAGAACTTTTGTTCGATCTAATTTGGATACTAATGTTCCAGGTATTGCTGGTTTTATTCCTCTAGCTAAAGCAATTGCTGGTGTATTTAAAGCAAGATCTCCTAAGCCATAAGCAACTGCACCTAATGGCCCTGCAGTTAAACCACCAAATAATGCATTTAAAACAGATCCTGGTAGAGCAGCTGACATTGAACCTGGTAAATTCTGTAAAAATCTTCCGGCTAAATTTGCTTTTGCTTTAGACATACTCTTTCCCCCTATCAAACTATTTTATCTGGGCTTATCTCAGGAGAGCCTTCTTCTTTATCTTCTACTGTTTTTTCACCTTCTTTTTCTTCGGCTTTAACTTTTTTTGGCTTGTCTGAGACTGACCCTCCTCCTTCTTCCAATAACTGAGCTACTGTCTTATCTCCTTCATTTTCACCTTCAGCTCTCTTCTCTGCTTGACCCATTAGATAGCCTCTAGGATCTGGGTTACGAGCACTAGGCATTACATTTCTAACTGAATCAGATGGATTCAATGTTGGACTTAACTCATATAACTCCACCCATCTATGACTAAAGTCTGGTTGATCTTGAGGACGTTGACGTGTAAAAGGTTTACCCTCAGCAAAGTCATAATCTTGAGCTTTACGAAATCTACCTAAACCTTCAAACAACTCAAAGTTAGGTTCTGGTTGCTCACCGTCTTTTGTATTTTCTTTAAACCAAGGGCTATTACTAACAAAATTTAATCTAGGGTTTGTAGTCTTCTTACGGGACTGTGCCTTCTTGATTAAATCTTCTGTTTGAAATCTATCATTATTCCAAGGATATTCTCCAACAGGAGCCTTAGCTCTAAATAGCTCACCAAAATCTAACTGCCTGTTAATTCTCCCTCTTCCATCAAAAGGATTACGTACATACCTGTTTAAATCTAGACGAGCATCTCTCATGATTTTTTACGTCCTTTTAAACCTACTAATGTTTTACGTAAGCGAGCTTGCTTAACCGTCTTCTCATCATAGTCGTCAGGATTAGATAAGACATTCTCTTGTAGCTGTGCAGAAGTTATACCCTTCTTTTCAGCTTTGGCAGTGAAAGCTCCCTTATGAAGATTAGCTTTCTGTACCCACTTTTTGTCTTTCTTTTCTTTTGTCATGACTGACTCCTTGCTCTACTCGTTCTTATTAGCTGTTCAATCATTGTTTCTGAAGGAGGTTGATAAGGTCTTAGAGATTTTTTAAGTTTATTTCCCTGCTTTCCTGGCTGAGCAACAATACGTCCTATCTCTCCTGGTTTATCCCCTTTCAAGTTAGCGTGAGTAAATGCAACATAATTTGCTAAGTGTGTTCGAACTGCTGCATCTCTTTCAGCACTAAGAACTTCCTCTTTTTGACTCAAAAGTGTAGCCGGTCCTTGCCAGTTAAGTAGATCTTTTTGACTTAAAGGAGTAGATTGTCCAGTCACGTATGTTTGTCCTTTAGATTGACTACCTACATTTCTAGCATCTTGAGTTCTAGCTTGCATTTGTTCAGGAGAAGCTTTTCTCTCTTTACCTTTAGCTCTAAGTGATAATATTGCTTGAGTAATTGAATTAGGAGTTACATCCTTTGCTCCTTTCTGTTGATACATGTTACTAACATTACTTACAATATTCTGATATTGTTCTTTAGAAGCTAATTTACCTTGTGAAGATTTCGCAGATTTTAAAAGCTGTAAAGTATCTTTAGTTGCTGCATCAAGTGTAAGATTTTGTCCTTGAAGTGTTTGTAGAGCAGTTACACGTTTTCTTTGATCTGGTGGTGGATCAGTTCTCATCTCTAATCTAGGAACACCCCAGACAGCATCATCAGCTGAACCTTCTACCAATGATTTATCAATACCTCCAAGACCTGCTGTTTTAACTCCTGTTAATTCCCTAGCTTCTGTTGGCTCATTTAAAGCTTTATCCCAAGCACCTCTATCTCTACCCGTTGCAGTTTGACCTCCAACCGATCTACGGCCAAAGACTTTACTCTCACCTTCTAGCTTTAAAACATCTTTAACAAACTGAGACTTAATATACATGTCTTGAAGTACAGGTAAGTCAGTTCCTAAACCACCAGCTTGTTGAGGGGCTTTAATCTTTTCATATGAGATATCTGCAATCTGTGAATAATAGGTTTTAGGATCTACAGGTTCAAGTGAAGCATCTACTTGCTGTTTGGCCTGACTCATTAGACCACGAACTCTATCCATAGGTAGTTTTGCATTCTTTAGCTTTCCATCCACTCTTTGTTTTAACTTTCCATAGATAGGAACTGAAGTCACAAATGATTCAACACCACCTGGTTGACCTGTTTGTTTAGCAAGTGCAGTCTTCTCTTGAACTACCTTAGTAACTGAGTAAGGTTGAACATCTAACGTAGGACTACTTGGGTCATAAGTAGTAGTCTTCATATTTTGAACTTGCTTTAAGTTTCCAATAGGAAGAAGCTGACCCTGACCTGTTAATTCAGATTTAACGACACTATAGGGAACCATTTGGGGATTCTTAGTTTTTTCGTTAACTATGATTGAGACAGTATCAAAATCAAATACCTGAACTGGTTCCGCTGTACGATACCCACCTACTTGAGCAGCAATCGATCCAGGTGCAGAAACCTTTGCTGGAGTAGGTAATTGACTAATTTTCTTTAACTCAGTAGTAGGTCTAGTTTCCAATCCACTACCCTGTCTTATGAGTTTCCTTTCACGAGTACCAATATTTGGATTAAGTTTCTGTCCGTCTCTAACTTCTTCAACAAGAATAGATTTACCTCCTTTCTGTCTACGATCTGTAGTAGTCTTAACTTCCTGTAAAAGATTTCTAGGTTCTTGAGTATCTACAATTGTCTCAGGAACTTCATCTAAACCATGTTGCCTTGCTAACTGATTAAGCTTTTTACCACTTATCTCATACAGTTGTTTATCTTGTGGGGTACTAGCCATAAGTTTGGCTTCTTGATATTTAACTGGCTGTCCATTTATCAATGATTCTCTTGGAGCAACATAACCTTTAGAAGCTAATACATCCCAATCTCTAACAAAATTTACCCACCTTTTCTCATACTCTGGATTCATTGTTGTTCTTGTACCTGTAGCTCCTTCTGCTCCCATAGCTTTCATCATCTCTCCTTCTTCAGAAAGAGTAAGAGGAACTGTACCCTTAGAAGCTGAGATCTCATACGTAGGATTAACCTTACTTAAAACTCTTGAGATTCTTGGGTCAGAGGTAGGAACAGTACGATCTAACAGAAGTTGTTTTTCTTCAAAAGTAGGCTGCCATGTGTTACTACCAGCTGTAGCATTAATTCTATTTAAAGCATCTTCTCTATTAACTTTTGAAGGGAAAGCCTGTGTATCCGCAGTTACACCTAATTGCTTCATTCTCTGTCTTGGAAGATTTAAATCACCAACTCTACCTGTCAAGTTAAATACTATAGGCATACCTTGTTCTTTGACATAAGAAGTCAAAGCAGTTCCAACTGACTCTTTTGCTTTTTCAAATTGAGGTTGTGAAGAAGGTCTTCCTTGTCTCCCTACATTTACTCGACCCCATGGAAGATCAATAGTGGTTAACTCATCTGCTTTTAATTGCTCCTGTAATTGATTTACACTTCTATTGAAATCTCGATACCCAGGTGAAGCTGGAACTACAGGAGTCCTTTGACTCATCTGCTCTATTAGATTTGCTCTTCTATTAAATTCTCTAAATTCAGGTGATGCATCAGATCTAGCTGGTCCTCCAGTGAGTACAGTCTTACTAGGTGCAACTGAAACTTGTACTTCGTCTTTTTTAGGAACTTTAGAAATCTGTTCCTGCAGTTGTTCTAACTTAGCTTTACCCTGGACAATGCCTTCATTCCCGGATCTCGGTCTAGCAACCGTACTTTTTGCTCTACCTCTAAAACCTTGGGCAGCACTTATCCCTGTAGCTAACGCCATGCCAAATAATCCGGCACCCATAGCGATATCTGAAAGATCTGGGCCAGATTGCTCTTGAGCTGGGGCACGTAATTGACTTTGTCTAAACCTACGGACTTCAGGTACTAGTCGTGCTCTTTCTTCTGCAGATTCAGGGTATTGCGTACCTGTGGCTTGGCTATATGCATAGAAATCATTAGGTGCAAGTACCATCTGCTTTGTATTGTTACTGTTTTCTACCTTTGAGTATTCTATGAGGAAGAAATCTACCCGTGATAGCATTAATACTAGGAATTACACTGATTTGTCAGTCGAATGGACATTGAAGCTCGTAAAAATAAAGTCAAAGGACTAGAAGCCATAAAATCTAAGGCATTAGACATGGCAACTCAGGGTGCAGACTCTCTAGAAGTACGTGATTTTGTATCAGAGGCTTCAAAAGAGTTGGCCTACAGAAATCCAGACGAAGATGCCTTCAAGAAAGCGGCAAAAGCTAGCAAAATCTTTAAGAAACGTAAATAAAGTTTTAATAACCTAATCAATACTTATACGCCGGGCTATGCTCCCGGCTTTTTGGTCTAGTTTCTTGGGCTGGTTGGGGATTTTTAGTACAAAACGGCACATATACTACCAAGATAGGGAATAGAAATACCGAGCGCTTCTCCATAACCTCTCCTGATTGGTCTGCTGTATAGAAAAAAAATAAAGGGTGGGGTCGGTCATATATATGGTGGGGTAAGCAGATCTGGCACTGTGTTTTCCACAGGTAAGTCCAGAAGTGTCTCGTATATCTGTACGAGAGAGTTACTATGCGTAGCTTTTTCCACACTCTGGGGAAAATGCGTAGCTTCTTTTTGTTGCTTAGCAATAATTAGTAGCTCATTTCTGTTGCTTTGCGACAGTTAGTAGCTCGTCCAACACTGGCCTGGACTCGGATGCCAGACGTCAACGCCTAATCTACGGAGGTTTTCCACAATGGCGACAACAACTCAGCGCAAATCCACTACTAAGAGCGTAGCTCCTAAGACTACTGCGCAGAAACCTGTTGAAAAGCAGGAGTTTTCCACAATCTGGAGGCTTAAGGACCACCACACACCTGTCCTAGTTGATGGTGTAATAGAAATCAAGTGGAGCGCCAAACTCATACTTCGTTTCGTGGTCCCTAGTACCCACAAACCTGAAGACATTCTTAAGAAAGTCCAGGAAGTAGGGCGCATAGACACCTCCAAGTGGCAAAAGGAGTTCCCAGAAGTCATATTTTGAGGATTCCCGCACGAAATTAGGGAGCGATCCTTCGCACGGTTGCCTTGAGACAGAACTGTTATGACCCCGGTACCTTGGTTTTCCACAACCGAGTGCCGGGTTTTTACTGGTTCTACAGTTGAGCAATGCATGGTACTTGTAGTTTTCCACAACTACTTGAGCAGGTTCGACCCCTGCCTCAACACTTACCACCTACTGAGGGTGGTCTTAATTCAAATCATGAAACTTTCTAAATCCACATGGCATTTAATCGCTGGCGTTATTCTCGTCGGTGCTGGCATGGGACAGCTCCAGTCACTTGCTAACCGTGTATTCCACCAGGACATACAACAAGAGTGCCTTGATGGTACAAGAAACAGAACCTTCTGCATTAAGCAGGGTTTCAAAGTCTCCTGACACCCCTACCCCCTAAAATTCGACACCCGCAGGGGGTAAATTTTTC